CTTCTAAGACCTGAACTGTTGAAATCAAAATTTTGATTTAATAATTGATTTTCAGTTATAAATGGAGAACGATAAGTATTACCAATAAAGTATGGATAAACTCCCTCTAATTTGTTAGTGTTTGATCCTAGTTTAACAGTTGCAAAATATGCATATATTCCATTAGGAAATTCAGGTGTTTTACAAAATCTTCCATTGTGAATATCTAAGTCACCAGAACCATCAAATATATTATCCTCCACAAAGAATCCTGCGGCATATCCTGAAGGTCTATTTACAACATTAGCAGTGCTTGTTGTGTAAGATGATTCGATAATTTTTAATTCAGAGTTGATATCATCTGCCTTTGAATATCCAAATGGACCATATATTGGATTTCCATCATAAGCCCACCCTATGATAGGAGAGTGACCTGTGATTTGATTGAATTCTCCATTAGAATTTACAGTAAAAGTATTTTCAAAATTAGCAGCAGTATCTTGAGAATATCCTAGAATTCCAAAATTTAATTTTTCATCTTTTGTTGAGAGATAAGAGTCACCAAATCTACTTTGATTGTTCAAAGTTAAACTTCTAACTCTTGCAGTAAATTGTCCGTTCTGTCCCCTTGGAAATGCTCTGACCTCAGTAGATACTGAACTATAACCAATACCTGGATTTGTTACTATTGCATCAATTACAAATCCATTCTCAACTACTGGTCGAACTACAGCACCCGCTCCTGACCCTGTTGATATGACTCTAACTTCAGGACTTGAATTATATTCTCTTCCTCTGTTTACAACAGCAACATCAGTAACTCTACCATTAACAACTATTGGTTTAAATTCTGCAAATCTACCATTTTCAATTGAAACTTTAGGGATTACTTGTTTGTCAAGTGTGACTGATCCATAATTTGTACCCTCTTCATAAAGATATGCTCCAATTAATTCACCTGTGACTACAGGTGTTGCGATAATATCTCCAGTAAGAGTTGATCCGTATGAAACATTGATATTTACTTTAATATCTGGATATTTAAATATTTGGAATCCTTCACCACTTGTTTCAAAATCAACGTATTTTCCTCTTTCAAAATTTACATTTGATGTTGCACCTATACCTGCATCTGCCAATTGAAAAGTATTGTCAGTTAATTTGTTTATATAATATGAAGATGTTGTTGATAATCCCTGTACGACTGTGGTTTCTGCTGAATATTCAACAATTTCTCCATGTTTAAATCCATGATTTTGAAACGAAACAACATTCAATGATGTTGATATACCAGCAGGTTTGACTCTTAATTTACGATGAGTGTAACCTGAACCTTCCTCTAAAACTTTAATAGCAACCAATGTGTTTCTACTCTCAGTTTTAAACATATGAATACCACTTGCAGCAGTATCAGTTGATAAACCAACAGTGTTTATGCCAGCACTACCAAATAAAGCATCTGTAGGTGTATTGAATATTCTAATTGTAGAAGGATTTACTGTTCTTACATAGTAAGGTGCACCATCAGATAATGTGTCTGATATTTTATTTTCTACATCATATGCTGTTCCTATTCCTATTGGAGCATTATTATTTGCACTGTAATAAACTAGTTGTCCATCTTCTAAACTATGATTCGATTTAAATGTTATTGTTTCATTAACAATATCAACACCACCATTAAAGAATACATCTCTACTATCAAATAATAATTCTCTATTTCTCTGACCCAATATTGGTTGTAAAACACATCCACTTCCATTACCACCAGTTAATGAAATACTTTGAACCTGATCAATATCAAACTCTTGTGGATCGACAAAGACTTCTTTAACAGTTCCAGTTAATATTGGTTCGGCAGCAGCACCAACTCCACTACTTGTTTCTATGCCGATGATTGGTGGTTTTAAAATATCATATCCACTTCCGCCATTCAATAAGTCTACTGATTCTAATGAACCATAATAAATTTGATTATCTGAAATAGGAGAACGTATATTGACACCATTAATAAGTATTCCAATATCATTTACAGGAACATCTTGTTGAGATGGTACAAATAAGTTTTGTGAAAGTGGGATTTTTTTTAATACATTATCTGCTTCAAGGACTCTACTTTCATGTCTCTTTAAAACAAATCTATGAGTATCTGTTGTTGATGTAGTAGGACCAACTTGAACAGTGCTTGCAGTTCCAATTTGTGCTGTTGAATTATATAATTTAATTTTTGATATATTTTGATTTGGTCCTGGTATGACAGGATCAACATAATATGTTCTACCAGTATCTAAACCAATTAAACTACCACCACTTGGTTGATAAACAACTGGATCACCTTGAATAAATTTAATATCTTCACCTGGAGGTGGTGTAAATTGAATAAAACTATATCTCTGATTTAATGCTTGGTATCCATCTAAACCTACCTCAGTGCTTCCTACTAAAACTTCTTCAATAATATTCGTTGTAATATCATAACTTGGTAAAGAATTTGATGCAACGTAACCGTCTGTGTTTCCCTCAACATATACGGATAACGTATCTGCAATCACATTATCATTTCCTTGTGCAAGAGTTACACCTGAACTTGAAACTTTTTCAACTAATCTACGAATATCATATTCTTGAAATTGAACTGGACTAAATCCAGCGATGTTTGTTGCATTTATTTGATTTAATGTAACATCAATACTACCGACTGTACCACCACCAACTACAGTTTGTTCGTTTCTCTCTAATATTTCAAATCTATCTCCAATCTTTAATGATGACTTATCAATCTTAGTTCTTAATTTAAATGTAGAACCTGTAATTTCAACTTGAAATCTTGAAGAAGTATTATAAATCCATGAGTTTGCAAAAATTTGTTTATAATTATTACCATCATTTTCTATTTTTTCACCAATATTTTTAACAAATAAGTTTTCTTGTTCATTAATCAAACTTATATCTGTGATAGGAACCAACTCAGATAATACACCTGTTATCCTTAAATCAACTCTCTTTGATAAATCTCCATTTTCATATCCAAATATAGTCTCGTTTGAACGTAAATCAGTAGCAGTTGCAATACCTACACCTATACCTGAACACCCAAAAAATTGATTGATTGATTTTGATGTATAATCAATTGATGAGTTAGCACCACTTATAATAGTACCAGTGGTTCCAAATCCTACAGTTGAGTCAACATCTATGATTGTAGCATTAGCACTTACACCACCTATAACTTTTGTTTTACCAGGTATTGTGAATGTACCTTCAATTAAGTCACGATCACTAAATCCAACAAATAATGCAATTTTATAATAATTTTTTCCTTCTCTTTTGATAATTTCGACTTCTGATACTGATGCGTTTGTGGAAGTATCAGTTGATTTAAATATTGTTTGTCCAGTTAAGTTTTGAGGTTCTCCATCTGGTGTAATTAAATCTGCAACAACAACTTCACGACGTATAAATTCAGCGTCTGATGGTTTAATTAAGTTACCTTCTAAGTCAAGTATTTTTGATTCTACACCATATAATACTTTAAATAAAATTCTTATAGATTCTTCTACACCTTTTGATTGATAAAAAGAACGAGAAAATTTTACAAAGTTTCCAACGTCTAATTTTTCTGAAAAATCATTATTTTCTAAACCTGGTAAAAATGTTTTCTTTAACTTTTTAAAAAATTCTTGAATAAAGAGAACTGATAAATTAGTGACTGTTGATTCAGATTCATGTGATGTAGCTACTGTTTCATTAAAAGTTAATGATTCACGGTTTATTTCAAGTAAGGATGATGAGACTCCTACATTATATCCAGTAATACCACTAAATCCACGTATACATCCTGTAAATGTAGTTGATGTAATACCTGTGTATGATATAATTTCATCATCAATTTTAAGTAATCCATATTCTGATGGAAAACCTTTTGTACTTGGAACAGTTATGGTTGTATCAGATGTTGATATTCCAGCTGAAATAGTAGTTACACCTACTACTACTTCAGGCACTAAGTTATCTACTTTTAAATACTGGTCAAAATTTGTTATAAGATCAACAGCACCACCTTGAAACTCTTGAGAAATATAATATTGCTTTAAGAAATCAGCAGCTTTAGGAAAATCTGTTACCACGAATTCTGGTAATTGATTCTCAATGATTGTACTGAGTTTTATTCTTTTGTCAATATTTGACATAAATTATTTCCTCTCTAAATCTCCATTAGAGTAACTTGATGTATAGTAATCTCTTGTGAATACGACTCCCGAAACATCTTCACCTGAAGCAATTACATCTTTAACAGTATTTATTGTGCTTTTAGATACATCAAAATTGAGGTATAGATCCTTTAATCCAACTACATCGTTAGATTCAGGGAATGCTTGAATCTCAATAATATTATTATCACTTACAGTTGATGTAATATTGATTGTATTAAGTATCACTTCACCTTTTTTATAATCTACAATACCAGCATCCTTAATAATAACTCTTTGTTCATTTCTATTATTTTTTGAAACTACACTGAGGGTTCCTAAATTACTTCCATCAAGATTACCTACAGAGTTTTTATTTGGTACGTCAGTAATATATGCAGTATCAGAAAATCCTTGAATGGTAAATCCTGTGCTTTTTATATTATATCCAGCAGGATTGATATTAAATCTATTTCCAAAACATAATTCATATTGTGCGAATTGATTTAACAGTGCTTTTAAATCTCTTCTAATGATAATTTTAGTAATATTAGATGTAATACCATTATCAACACGATCAATAAGTGTGCTTACTTTACTGTATTTGAATCTACCACCAAACTTATTAAGTTCTACATTTTCTGCATATGAGTTTAATGCATTTATTACTCTACTTCTTAAATTCAAACTCGATGCTACTTGTGCAGAATTATAATATACATTTGAATCTACCTCTACATATAGTATTTTTAAGTCAACTATCTCTGAATTAATACCAGCGATAGCGTAATTTTTTAATCTATTTTTTATTTGTGATTTGTCAAAATCAGATACAAATGTACCATTTTTTGGTTTGATACTAATTTGAACTTTACCAAATTGTGGTGGATCTAACTCCTCTCCACCTACAACAGCAACAGATTCAGTTTGTGGGAAAATTGTAGCAATTATTGCTTCATAATCTCTTGGTGTAACTGCTCTATATTGTGCTGAGTAGAGCCTTGGTGCAAAATACTTAATAGAAGACACATCTTCAACTTCAGCACCATTAGAAGCGTTCTGTATGGTAGTTACATTGATAGTATCAGATGGTGTGAATAAGGTATTATCACTCTTTGTAAATGAACCTTGGAAACTAAAATTAGATGCTCCGTTACCAGTCTCTCCATCAGTTACAATAAATGTCGCAGTAATGATTGAATTATTATCTAATTTTCTTCCAAAATAACCATCTCCAAATAATATCTCATATTTTTCATCTTGAACTTCCTGTGCAAGGAATATTTCTGAGTTTTTATCAATATTCAATATATTATCAATCATACGATAATTACGTCCTAATCCTGTATCAGCAGGTCCTGAGACATAAACTCTTAAAGTTGAACTATCAATGTTTGGACTATCAATAATATATCTTTGTTTTGTTGATGTATCGACTCGATATGTTCTTCGTAGAAAAGTTCCCTCATGCACAGTAATTGGATCATCAAATTGTGCAAAAGATGTTCCACCAATGTCGATAACTCTTGTTGAGGTTACAACATCTGGAATTGAAAAGCGATATGTTGTATTCTCTGAATTACCTACACAAACAAG